TGTCAAATCAGTAAGTCTTATCTGTAACAATCAGAAGACTTCAGAGACAGTCCGAAATGACTCTAAACTATCACAAACCAAGTCCCCTTAAGTAACACAAACTCATGACCAAAGAAGTGATGATCGGAATGCTTTCACAAGGCGCCAATGGTAACGAGATTCTACAGATCTTGGAAGTCCTTGTGGCTAACTCCAACACTCCTCAAACTACACTCCAGGAGCTTCAGTTCTGATAACATAGGGGTCTATATGACAGCCCTATATAAGGCCCCCTATATAACACCCCTTCATAGTTACTCACCTTCAAAGGTCTGATACAGTGTAACCACTAATCAAACACTTATGACTAACACTTTCACAGAATACTTCGACATGTGTGGAGATATGACAATCACACAGTTTCTTGAGTATGTGAATATCACCCCTGTCTCAGTAGAGTCTAGACCAGGTGGAAATTGTGGAGAAGGATACAACGTAACGTTCAAGTCCTTCGATGATTGTCTACACTTTACCCGTAAGTATTTCGGAGACTACAGTGACAGTGAGATCTACGAAGTTATGGGTTGGTGAGTAACACATAGGGACCTCACAGTTAGTGTCACATACTGACAGGATTGTGAGGTCTTATGTTCACTATCACACGAACAGTTGTTGACACATAGGGGAGAAAATGTTAGAATGACAGTGTGGCGAATTGACAGTCTTTTGGGGTCTTATGTAATATCGGGTTGCGGGCAAAGCGGTCCATAAGGATAAGGATGGCCCCCCCTTATAAAAAACGCATAAGTCCCTAACCTACAAAGGTCCCCAAACGGCCAAGAGAATTTGCGAGATAAAAAAAATTTCTATATAAAAAAAATCCCCCCAGAGGTCAGCGCCCTATGAGTGTTTCAAAGGTATATCACATTTACTTAAAGGGAGAGTGTGTTCTCCATAGTTTGTCAGAAGAGAACTTTCGGAGTAGTTGGAGTACCTTACAGAATCTCGTAGGCCTGGTGAAGACTGACTATACGACTGAAGATCTCTCATATGAGGTAGTGTTACCACTAGAAAAAAGAGAGGATATCAGTAACTAGTCAGGTTACACATTCCGTCTTGACACTCACTAAATATCCGAGTATAATGATGAGTGAAATGGAGTGATTCTAATTCATGGCTAAAGGTTTTACAGTTAAAGCTTCGACTCCCAAGAAAAAGGCAGAAGGGCCTGAATGGGACTACGAAGCAATCAAAGAAAGAATGAGGGGAAAGGCAATTGTATTTTGTCTTCCTGGAAGAGGATGTTCATATACATTCATGAAGAACTTCGTACAGTTGTGCTTCGACCTCGTACAAAACCAGATGAGTATTCAGATTAGTCAGGATTACTCAAGCATGGTGAATTTCGCACGGTGTAAGTGTCTCGGCGCAAATGTCTTGAGAGGGCCTGACCAGGTACCTTGGGATGGAAAACTTCAGTATGACTATCAGTTGTGGATTGACTCTGATATTGTTTTTAATACGGAGAAGTTCTGGCAGCTGTGCGACCTCGCGATAAACTCTGAAGGAGAAGAGAAGCAGATTGTCGCAGGATGGTATAGTACAGAAGATGGGCGGACAACCTCTGTTGCACATTGGCTTGAGGAAGATGACTTCAGGAACAATGGTGGAGTGATGAATCATGAGATGGTTGATGGTATCAGTAAGCGCAAGAAGCCTTTCACTGTTGACTACACTGGATTCGGTTGGGTAATGATTCAGAAGGGTGTCTTCGAGAACGAAGGTATGAAGTATCCTTGGTTTGCACCGAAGATGCAAGTCTTTGAATCTGGTGCGGTTCAGGATATGTGTGGTGAGGACGTATCGTTCTGTTTGGACGCTATTGAGTCTGGATTTGAGATCTGGTGTGATCCACGTATTCGTGTCGGTCATGAGAAGATGCGTGTGATCTGACAATGAACAGATCTTACATTAGTAAGGAATACCATTGGGTATGTAATGAATGTGGTGGTAAGGGATGTGATTACTGCCACAATGGTTGGGGTTGTAATGGCCCTGGCTGTGAAAAATGTCAACGTTTAGGAGAACCAGTAAATGGCCAAGGTAAAGAAATCCTTATCAGGGGATACAATGATCGAGTCTCAACCGAAGAAGACTCGTCAGGGAATGGGTAAGCACACTAAACTCGCGGCTACTTCTAGTAGGCCCAAGAGAAAGCGTTACAGAGGACAGGGACGATAATATGGCATACTTAGTTCATCCACTACCCCCCAGACAGGTCTGGGTCAAGAAAGAATATCTTTATGACCTAGAAAAGGGTCATGGAGAACTAACACCTGGTATCTGGATCTCTGTAAGAAGTATTCAGTCAAAGGCACTATACTTTGAAACATTATTGACAGAGTATGGTGCCCTTTATGATAAACTACCACTTTCTGCATTTGTGTGGAAGGAAGACATTGATTGGAATGACCAATTACCTTTGGATGTATTAGAACTGTGGGATTGTTTTGACTATAACATTACAGTTGTACAGAAACCTATCCTTGGTAGATGTCAATTCTTTGGTAAGGATAAGAAGATGCATCCTGGTGAATATGAATTCACTATTGATACTGCACATCCTGATCGTTCGATTCTGGACGTGAACTTCTCTGAACACGATCCCGAACATAAGACTTTCAATGTCATTGCATTGGATAATGGACAATTTGCGGCACAACCTAATAATAGGACTGTGTTCCTGGATAATAGTCTGATCGACAATGATAACCTCAAACAACCTGATTTCAAGGTTTGTACGCAGAACTATGCTGTAGAGGTAGAACCGAAGTGGTGGTCTGTAGGACACACTGATGAGTGGGCTTATAGGACTGAGGAAGAGGAGAGAGAAGATATTAACTACTTTAACTCAATGAGTGAAGGTATCGATACCTATCATTCACAAGAGGGAAGATACGCCGATCCTCAATAAATAATCAAAAAGGATATGGATAACCAAAACTTTTTGAGAGAAATCGCTAACGATCAGAAAACACCCAAGAATCGTAAAAAGGTTCGTGAGGATGGTTTCTATGAGGCTAGTGAGGCGGATTGGAAGGACTTCTGGGAGAACGAAGATACTACTGAGATGTTGACTGAATAATTTTCATTTGCCGTCTAAATACTTGAGAATTGTTGTATAATAATTAAGTGCCTGTCCAAAGAGTCAGTCGGGGTTTTAAAGACGTAAGTGCTACATTCCAGGTTAATCCCATCAATTCAGATGTGATTATCCTGAAGAATGAGAATGCAATTGCTCGTTCTATACGTAATCTAATTTTCACTGTCCCCGGTGAAAAACCCTTCGCACCTACTATTGGAAGTAACGTAACTGCTTTGTTATTTGAAAATATGGACTTATTGACCGCAAGTTCAATTAAGTCTGAGATTGAATACACTATCAATAATTTTGAACCTAGAGTTAACTTAACTGATGTTGAGGTAACTGCAAATATTGATAATAATCAATTTGATTGTGTAATTCGATATGAAATTGTCGGTATCGACGTTTTACCACAACAATTAACCTTTGCATTACAGCCCACTAGGTAAATGCCGTTAGTCAATTTTAGTAACTTAGATTTTGATCAGGTAAAGGAGTCCATCAAGGACTATCTTCGTGCTAACTCAAATTTCACTGATTATGATTTTGAGGGTTCAAACCTGACCACAATCATCGACACTTTAGCATATAACACTTATATTACCTCATATAATGCCAACATGGTATCTAATGAGGTATTCATCGATTCGGCCACGCTCAGGGAGAACGTGGTGTCTCTGGCGCGTAATATTGGCTATGTACCGAGATCAAGAAAATCTGCGTGTGCAAGAATTACCTTTGATGTAGATGTCAGTAATACTAGTGCGGTTTCTGTAGTTCTTAAAGCTGGTGCTGTAACCACATCAAGATCGACCGGTGTTAATAGGACTCGTAATTTTATCTTCTCAATTCCTAATGATATTACAGCTCCTGTAAAATCAGATGGAACCGCAACGTTCAGTAATATCAAAATTTACGAAGGAACATATATTAATCAGACATTTACTGAAGATAGTAATAACCCCAATCAAAAGTTCATCTTACCAAACTCTGGTATTGATACGGATCTCATCTCTGTTATTGTAAGAGATACTGCAGGATCTACCGTATCAAGAAAATTTGATATGTTTGAAAGTCTTTTTGATGTAACTAAAGACACTAGAGCATATTTCCTCCAAGAAATTAGTCAAGAAAGATACGAACTTCTCTTTGGTGATGGAATTTTTGGTGTTAAACTTGAGAATAGTAATTTTATTGAAGCAAGTTATATTACATGTAATGGGCCCGAGGCAAATAATATTGCCAATTTTTCATTCATTGGAAATTTAGTAGATAATAACGGAGCGACAATTAGTTCTGGTGTTTCAGTTATCGCAACTGAAGAAGCTTCTGGTGGTGGTAAAGAAATTGAATCTGT